CTTATATCTGGAATAAGGTACGATCTGGCGATGTAACGCCAGAGGTCCTGAAACGATTGGAAGTTGTTGTAGCAGCGTATGCTGCATTGTCTGAGTGTAATTCCACTAAGCAATTTGTGGCGACCTTATTTTTGATTTTGCGTACTGAGTACCGTGATGCTATTACGGAAGGAGTATGCAAGGCCATCCTTAGGTATTTGTCACTTTCCGCGGAGGAAGGAATTACGGCCCAAAGTGAAGATGCTACGCCAAGTTGGTTGGATAGCCTTCGCACTGCTGGGGATAACTGGCAATTAGCCCTTCGTAATCCGTGTGCCGATAAGGTACAGGATTTATTAACTATGTTGGTAACGATGGGCGTTTGTGGACCTATAAATCTCAAATTTGGGAATTTAACATTGTTTGCTATTGAAGCACGCAAAGAACAGGTTCACGCCACCAGTATGATAGATGCTACTTTTAGAACGTTACAGTTTTTGGCAGAAAGTGGATATGCTGCTTATGCAACAGGTTCATTTATGCCATTTCTGTTTACTCACAGTGCAGCAGTCAGATTGGACAAAGAATATCTTGAATTATTGGATTTGTGTGAATACGCATTACCAGGAAATTTAGAGAGATTTACGGACATTAGTCCACATGATTTTGACTACAGGATGGAAAAATGTATTAGTGATACTACGTTAATGTATGAGACTATTACATCACCTCCTGAAAAGCGATTGATTTTGTCCAGATTGCAGAACTTGAGAGCGAAACATAGTGCTTATCGTCAAACAAAAGTTACGGGAGGATTGAGAGTCCGTCCGTATGCTATGTTTGTTACAGGTGGTAGTGGGTTAGGAAAATCGGATGTTACCGATATTCTGTATAAGACCTGCGCTGCGTACAATAAAGTCGACGCACATGACGACAAGGTTTGTACGTATAATTCTTCGGATAAATATATGTCAAATTATAAATCGTATATGACGGTTGTGAAATTTGACGACTTTGCGAACTCCACATCCGAGTTCGTAGAGGGGAATCCTGCCATGATGTTGATTAAGATTATCAATAATATTCGTGAGTCTGCCGTGATGGCGGATTTGGCAGATAAGGGTAAAGTTTCTATTGAACCCATGTTTGTCACTGTTACGAGTAATGTTATGGATTTGGATGCCCATATTTATTCCAATTGCCCTGCTTCGGTATTAAGACGAGGGGACGTTCACGTTGTTCCCCGTGTGAAACCACAATTCCGGAAGGAAGGTTCTAGTGCACTCGATTCTGCGAAAGCTAATGCTTTCTACACAGTTGATGGGGTGGTACAGCAGCCGGATATTCCAGATTTGTGGGATTGTGATGTATACCAAGCCGTGGTACAAGAACGCAAAACTAAGACTTTGACTGGTTCTGGTCAGTTTAATAAGGAGAACGAACAATGTATATTTGTTCCCATTGAACATAACGGAGTTAAGTTATTAAATGTTCCGCTTATTAAAGTAGTTGAATATTGTCTGGAAGACACTAAGAAACATTTTGCTGAGCAGGCGGAAATAGTTAAGCGTGGCGGTACAGGGAAAACTTTACCGTATTGCGAGGAGTGTAGGAAACCCACGCAATTGTGTAGATGTGTAACTGCACAGGGTTTGGACGACCTTTGCAAGAGAGTTACATGTTTATCGCGCCGTGAATGGAAGCGGCGGATGGTAAAGAATGATATTCAATTGACATGGAGCAGTTTAACAAATAAACATGCCTCACAGTGTGGCAAGTGGATATCGGGGTGGTTGTCCGATCAGGTGGACGACACACTTACGTTGGCATCATACCAAATTTATGCTTTATCCCATAAGCATTCTGATGCGCTGTTGCGAACAGTGAG